CCTGGGCGTCAGTGACGTAGGACCAGACCGGCGTTTTCCCGTCCGGAGCCCAAGCGAGAGCGTTGCAGCCCTCAGCCAGTCGGCCCGCATTGATCAAGCCCACGGCTCGACTGGCGCAGGTGTTGGCCGTGCCAACGTTGTGCGCGTGGCTGCTCAGCGCATCGAAGGTGTTCTGCCCGATCGCCTGATTGCTCAGGCAGTCAGCCAGCTGCAGCTGCCCCTTACGCACCACCAGGCTCTCCACCTCGGCGCAGCGAACGTCGGACCAAAAGTCACCAACGATCACCGGCACGGGACTGGTGTGATGGGTGATGCCCTTGCACACCGTTGGCAGGCCACCGGCCAATTTGTCGGCGTACACGGTGTTTTGCCCGTTGCCTTCCCAAGTGCCCAAAAACGTCATCAGCGTGGCGCTGGCCAGCGCGATGGCGCCGACGGCGAGCTTGTTGCGCAGGCTCACAGCTTGGTCCTCCAGTCGCGCAGCATCTGACGATACTTGGGGGCCAACAGCAGTATCTGCAGCACCATGTAAAGCGCGGTCAGCATGTACGCGACCGCCGACCAATCGACGGTACCCGTCACACCGGTGGCGGCCACGCCGATTGCAGGCGACGCTTTGGCCAAGGCAATGGCGGTGTCCTGGGCGGCCTGATTCGCGCTCATCGCTGAACCTCTTTCTCAAAAATGGACTGGCACGGTACGCAGCGGGTCATTCCGCCCAGCGCCTGGCGCGCAGAGGGGATCTCGTTGTCGCAGTCTTCGCAGTGGGTGAGGCTCGGCCCGGTCGGCCGCACACGCGCAAGCTGGGCCTTGATGGCCTGCTCGCGCTGCCGGAGCTCAAGCGCCTGGGCGCGGTCGAACGGGCAAACCATCAGGTCAGGCCCTCGATTTCGGCAGCGGCCAAGTACGGCACGCCGTTGATCTTCACGAAGTCAGGGCTGGTGACGTCGTACGGGATCTTGTGCTTGTTCTTCTCGGCCCCCTTGGGATCGATGCTGAGCAGGCTGGACAGGCGCAACTTGCAGCCGAAGGCCTCGATGCGCAGCTCTTCCTCGCCCGCCTTGGCGTAGAACACAAAGTCGAACGGCTCCAGCTCCCGGAAGCTGCCGGCGGTCTTGGCCGCTTCGATCACCAGGTTGAGGTTGGTGGTGTCCAGCTCGATCTCGCCGGCGGCCGCCACGTCGCCGTCGACATGCCCGTTGGGTACGCCCCGGGTTTGCGCCACGGCGGTGTTGTCGGTGATGTCCAGGGTGCAGCTCTCGACGTGTACCTGCAGGTCACCCAGGGTCACGTCAAAGTTCTTACCGCCAATCTTTGCCGCCATGGGTTACTCCGTATCGTCGGTGGAAAGATCCAGCGCGATGTTCGCGGTCAGGTCTTTCGGGCAATTGAGGGGGCGCATCTTGATGTAGGCCTCGACAGCGGTTTTGCTAGTCCAGGACAGAACAATGTCGCCGTCTTTGGGCTGCTCGATCTCACCCGGGAACACCTGGCCAGCGAAGGTTGTGGACTTCGCCATAGCGCGCAGGGGCGCCATCAGGGCATTGATATTCACGGCCATGCTGTTGGGGGTGTTATTCAGGCGGCGGTCCGCTACACGGCGGATCAGCAGCGGGCGGATCCGCCGTGCGGCCTTGTGCACGATGCGTACGTACTCGACCACCTGGAAGTCGCTGGCTGGTGCATCGAGCATGTTGCCGTCGCCCCAGTACACGCCCGGGTAGTCCGGGTAGGTCTGGCTGACGGAAAAGCGGGCCTTGTCCAGCTCCGAACGCAACGCCGACTGCAGGGGTACGCCTTCGGAGTCCGAAGGCACCGGCCCCAAGCCCAGCAGCGCACCGGTGGCCACGCGCATGGGGCTGTCCGCGATGCTGACGGCAGCGTTAGCCAACCGGCCGGCCAGCACGCCCAGGTCGTTGCCATGCAACTGGGGTACGACGAGGACGAGCGGCGCCAATACGTCCTGGGTGATTGCCTTCTGCGCGGTCAGGTAATCCGCCCAGGTCATCGCAATGTCGATCCCTTTGGAAGCGGCCATCACGAACACGTTGCGCTTGAACGTGTTGGCCAGCTCCACGGCTTCGTCGTGCATCACAGTCAGTTCGGCCTTGGCCGTCACGGGTGTGGTGATGACGGCTGCCTCAACCGAGTAGCCTTGTTGCTGGGCTTTCTCAAGCGCCAGCTTCCAGTCGCCATCGGTAGCGATCGGCGCAGCCAGGCAGGCCCAGCGGTCGCCACCGTTCAGGCGTGCGGCGGTGATCTGGGTTTTCAGATCACTGACGGGAATACCCAGCTGTACATCCAGATCACTGTCAGTGTTCAAGGGGATCAGCGAACCGACGTTTTTCGCCGCGACGCCGATGAAAAGGAAATAGCGTTCAACCGCCGTCACAGCGCCCTGGCTGAGATTGAGGTTGTTAACGCTGACTTGACCGAGTGCCATGCAGTGCCTCGCTAGCGGGGAGAATTGAGGATTTGTTGCAGCACCTGGTTAACCAGCAGGCTGGTATCCCGTTCGGTGCCAACGCCGAGGAACTGGCGTTTTGGCAGGGTGATGTCCCAGCTTTGCGCACCAGTGGACTCGGATTGTTCGTTGTCCAGGATGCGGATCAGCAGACCCGCCTTGGCGTAGTTCACATGCTCTTGAATCCACGCCACAGACGGACGCGCAAGGCTTTTCTTGCCTTCCTGACGGACCTTGAAACCGAGGCGACGCAGGCGCTTGGCCTGTTTTTCCGTCGCGGCCAGACCTGCAGGGACTTTGTTCCACTGGCGCATCTGCGCAGCGGTGCGGCGCTCAGACACGCCGTTGTGCTGCTGCGAGGCAACCCAGCGGGTCAGCGCGTTGCGCCATCCAAGCTCGGCCTCGTCGGCATTTACGCGGGTGACCATCAGCAATTTGCCAAGGCCCGCTTCCATCTTCTTTTTGCCCTTGGCCGAGCCCTTGCGCGGTGCGAAGGCGCTGCCATCGACGTTGCGTTGTTCACGGATCCGCTGGCGGCTCATGCTGCGCACGCGCTTGCTGACGTTGTTGAGCAGGCGGCGACGCAGCTGTGGTGGAAGACTCAGCAGGGCCAGTTGTTCCTGGACGCCCAGATAGCCGCGGACATCGAGCTCGAAGGTGCTACGCGCCATCGCCGGTCACCTCGCCGCGCTCAGCAACCCACAGATCGAACGGGATGAATGACCAAGTCTTTCCGAACGCGATGATTTCGCCGTCTGGATCCTCGGCCAGGTATTGGGGTTCGCTGAATTCCAGCTTGATGTCGACGTCAGCCAGGTCGTCATCGAGCATGGTGATGTCGAACTGCACGGCGGCCAGGTCGTCGCGATCGTCGTCGTTGGTTTCCAGCCAGCTGCCGACCAGAGCCATTAACCGCCCCGGGTGGTCGGCAAAGCGCTCCAGCACGATGGTCGCTGTGTAATTCATGTCGCCCATGCGCATGCCTTGCACGTCAGGCTTCCAGATCAGCTCCAGGCTCACCTGGTCGGTCCAGCTGTCGAGCTGTTCAGGCAGCACCAGTTGGCGCTCGATCAGGTATGTGGTGAGGGCACGGAGTTTGATCACAGGAGTACCGCCGTAATGCGGCCACGGCCTTGCAGCGAGCGAACGGCCTGCTGGCTGAACTCCAGGAAGGTTTCGCCACGCTCGGGCAGTTCTTTGCCGGTGTTCTCCGCACTTTCACGGCGGGTCACGGTGGCGAACTGAGTCAGCAAGCTGGCCTTGGCGCGGCAATACACGGCGCGCTTGTACGTCGCTGCTTGAAATGTGCGCTCCGGCAGCACCATAGGGTCTGCAGATTCCACGGAGGACACGCCTGCGTTTTGCCATTGGCCTTTGAGCTTGGCCAGATCTCGATTGACCTCGATCATCGCCGTGGTCAAATCAGTGACCAGCATGTCTACCAGGTACTCCGCCGGCAGGCGGTAACCCTTCTGGAACGCAGCCAGGGAGAGGTTCGGCCAGAAGCCGTCATTCTCGATCGCCTGCTCCACAAAGGTGGTGGGTTTCCCGGAAAAGCTCATTGCTGGGCACTCAAATAGGGGCGGGAAAACTGTTTCAGTGGGTCAGGCCATAAAATGGTTGGCTCACGTCCACAGTTTCTCGCCGGGGGGG